TGACGGCTGCCCGGACATCACCGAGGAGCAGGTAGAAAAGCTCAAAGCAGCTATGGAGAGCGGTTGGCACTTTGAGGACAAGCCTTTTGCCTCGTATCAGCTGTCGAACAACAACGCCGAAATACGCAGGCTTAAAGGTCGCCTTGATAAACTCAAGGAAATCAAGGAGGCAGGCACACAGGAGCACAGCGAGGAGGAGCTCGGCATTGACGGCTTGAAGTTGGTAGAGAATACCGAGGCTATGCGTATACAACTTATTTTCGACGAAAAGCCGGACGAGAAGACCCGCGAACTCCTGAAAGCTAATGGCTTCCGCTGGTCTCCCAGATATACCGCTTGGCAGAGAAACCTCAACGAGAACGGCAAATGGGCCGCTCGTAGAGTCTTAGAACAATTAAGAGAAAAACTGCAATAAAACTGCCTGCGACGCGGAGCGGGACGCTGTAAATGATTGATAACATAATGGTACTAATTCGTCTGTTCCACAATGCTATCAGTCAAAAAACGAACCGCTCCACACGGAACGGCCCGTTTTTACGCTTTAGGAATGCGAGGGTAAATTGTAATTTCAAAGTCATCGGGAGAATTGCCTTTGTACCGTGCGCTTCTCTCTTTGAGGTACACAACTTTTTCAACGACAGCTTTCAGCATATCGTTTTTAGCCTTAGGGGTAGGGAGCGACCAATAAACGTCGAGCAGTTTCTCAATCTTCGGAACTATCTGCGAGCGACCGGCTTCCCGGCGTTTATCGCTATTTATGTCAGAACTCAACGCAGAGCGGTCTGCTTCATTTTGCTTTATACGTTCAGATAGGACACGGGAGCGGTCAAGGAATTGCTCAGTGGTGTAGACTCCCTGCTCCAATAAATCGTGAGTGTTATCCAACTGCTTGTTGAGCGTTTCGTATTCCTTTTCCAGACGGCGGAGAGCCTTTTCTTTGAGAGCGATATTCTGCGCGGAGTCAGAGGCGCGACCCTCCACCTCCCATTCAAGGCGAAAGTTATCAAGCCAATCTCGCAGAGACTCGAGAATACGCTCCTCAACAAGATGGAGAGCAACAGACACATTATCGCAGGCGGTATCAGCGCACATCAATGTATCAGGATAATCACGGTCGTTATAAGGCCGACGGACCATTCTGTGACCACACTTTGCACAGATTACAATACCGGCAAGAGGGCTTTTGACTGTATGGCGTTCCCCGACCGGACGCGCGCGATTATTCCGAATAAACTCCTGGGCTTTATAAAAAACTTCTTCGGAGATAAGAGGGGGGTGCAAGCCTTCATAAAGCTCGCAATCTTCAAGAGGCTTCCTGTGACGCTCTATTGTGATTTGACCGTCCACCATTCTTTTATCCTCAGAACGCCAATTCCAACGTATTTTACCCATATAGACCGGGTTAATAAGAATGTCGCGAACGGAGGCAGTCACCCAATGCTCGGCTTTTCTTGGGTGGATTTTAAGAGCATTAAGACGACGCACTATGAGGGACACGCCGAGACGACGGAAAGAGCCGTCCTCTTGTTCTTCACCCTCTGTGTATAGGTTGAATATCATACGGACTACATCAGCCTCGGTCGGGTGAGGCTTCAAGGTATAGCCTTTGTCACCCTCGATTTTGACTCGTTCGTAGCCAAACGGGGAATGGCTTGCAACATACTTACCCTCTTTAACTGAGGCGAGCCGACCGCGTTGTAAACGGCGGTTTATCGTTTTATATTCTCGGCGAGACATAAAGAGGCCGAACTCGAAGTATTCTTCGTCGTACTCGTCGTTTGGGTCATAGTCCTTTATCGGAGTAATAATTTGCGTGTCTGAAAATTTAAAGGTTTGTGCAACGATACCCTGGTCTACGGTATCACCGCGAGCCAGACGCTCAACCTCCATAACGAGAACGCCGTCCCAGAGCCCGCGCTCGACTTCGGAGAGGAGCTGTTGCATTACAGGGCGCGCGGCGATTGTTTCGCCGGAGACTATTTCTCGGTAGATTTGAGTAACGTCGAAGTGTCGGCGCTTTGCAAGTTCCAAAAGAGTGTTGATGTGACGAGTAAGGGTTTCACCCTCACCGCGAGCCTCCGCCTCAGCGTCGGCGCGAGACTTACGGACATACAAACAGTATGGCAAATTAGATACCTCCAATTTTAAGCAAGTTAAACAGGTCGAAATCGACCAGTTTAACCGTGTCGATTATGACACGGTTAAAAAAGACGAACGCCGCCACGAAGGGCGGCGCACTATTCCCGAAATCTACGAAAATCAAACTCTATTATGTTCCCGTGTTGGGTAATTCGCTTTCTCCCTTTTTGACCTCAAAGGCTTCACCAATATCAGCCTGGAGGAGTTTATCAAGAATAGCGGAAACTTCGTTTTTTAGGTTGTTTTGAGAATTCATTAGTTCAGAGAGGAGGAGAGGGTCAGTAACTTTTCCTCCGCAGCTATCGACAGAGCGCCGAATACGAGAGCGTTTTGAACTTAATACAGAGAGCAATTCCCTATAAAGCTCAAGATGTTCAATGTTATCGGCTTTGACATCTCGGAGAAGAAGATTGTAAAAACAGCCATACGCCTTTGAAACGAATGCTTTAGATTCAGCAGGAAGGGCGTTGTAGTGAGCTTTGATATTATGAGAGTCATCGACAAAAACAACCTCAGACCGCGTATTCTCGTTTGAGAGACCGAGCAGAAAATCTGTAGATACACCAAAAAATCGGGCAATCGCAATCAGAGAAGTATAATCAGGCTCCTTGCCTTCAATTTCGTAACCCGAAATTGCAGAGCGGGATTTCTTAAGTGCTTTAGCCAAATCAGATTGGGTCATACCGCGTTCCCTACGGAGCGCAACAAGACGGTTAGAAAATTGTGTGTTCATTATAAAATCACTCTCCTTTGGAAATTATACCACTTTATATGGAATTTGAAAATAATTGACACTAAAAGGGGAAATTTTTTCAAAAAAACTTGACTTTGCCCCAATTAGCGACTATAATTAGATTAGTTTGGAAGATTACGCCCCGAATAGAAACGAAAGGAGGCTACAGAAATAATGAGAGCAAAGCTCGTGAAAATGCGTAAAGCAGCAGGCTATACTCAAAAAACATTTGCGGACAAAGTTGGTACGTCCCGGTCGCATTATTCGCAGATTGAATCGGGGGAGAAAAACCCTTCTTTAAACTTATCAATAAGAATCAAGCGTTGTCTGGAGTATCTGTATGATGATATTTTTTTTAATTATAAATGACGCAATACGGGACAAGCGACATAGAAAGCGACGCGTAAGGCACCTTTAAGGCTGTATTTATTTTATTACGAGAGGAGGGAGAAATAAATGCCAAAGAGAGCGACGAAAAGACCCGATAACATCTTCTATAAGCGACGTATAGAGGCTTCAAAGTGGGACCGCGATTTCGTATCGAGGGAGCGAACTGCCGAGAGACTTTATATTGACCGAACGCGACTCGCAAATATCGAATTGGAGAAGGTGGTTCCGCACCCGGAGGAGACAGCTACGTTTGCAGAAGCTTATAAAGCCCCAGAGTTATGCAACTATTACTGCTCACAGCTTTGCCCGTTAGGCAAAGAAACTATACCGAAGATAGAACTCAACGAGCTAGACAGAACGGTTTTGTTGCTACTCGCGGCTCTCAAGGATTTGCCGAAGATTAAGGAGGAGCTAATCGCTATAGCAGCTGATGGAGACATCCAGGCGGATGAAAGACGTGGTATGGATAGCATATTAGCAACATTGAACGAGGCGGCAAAGAGAATTCAGTCCCTTGTTCTCTACTGTGACAAGCATAGAAAAATTACGACTTAATACACTATAAGGAGGTGTTTTGTATGGTTGCGACAGGAAACGTAGTCGAGGAGTTTTGCATAGGCAATACAAGAGTGAGAATTTGCGACGATTACTGCAAAAACAAAAGCAAAGAAGAAGTTAACGAAATCCTCAAGAATATTATGAGAGACGCAATCGGACCACTATCCGTTGCGGCCAACAAACGATTATGAGAAGTGATAGGAAAAAGATAATCAGAAAAAAATATCAGGTGGCAGGAGCGATATTCTTCTCAATCTTGCTTATGCTTATATCCTTTATCGGAGTCGTTACGGCACAATCGCAGGAGCTGACTACGGAGGGTCAGAGAGCCCGAAAAACAAAGTCAACTGCGACTGTTCAAAAAGAGCATAAGGACAAGCTCTATTATGACGTACCTCTCGAGAACGAAATACAAGATTACATATTTACCGCCTCGGAAAAATATAATCTCCCGGCAGATTTGATTATTGCGGTTATCGAGCAGGAGAGCTCATACAATCAGTACGCAGTCGGACTTTGCGGAGAACAAGGATATATGCAAATTCACCCGTGCAATTTCGACACTCTGGATAAAGAGCTCGGGGTATCAGATTTTTTCGACGCAAAGGACAACATAAAGAGCGGAGCATATATTCTCGGAACATACTACAACAAATACAGAGAGGTAACCGCAACGCTTATGTGTTATAACTGCGGAGAAACAGGAGCGCGAAACCTATGGGAACAGGGTATTTACTCAACAGAATACAGCGAGAGCGTAAAAGGAATAATGCTCGCTCTAAAGCGTAAAGGAGGCACATAATGAAAGATAAAATGATTGGGTACATTACCGTATTTTTACTCGAAGTCATCGCGGGAGCGACCTTAGGCGGACTTGTAGCAGCATTCTTAGTTCCATACTGCTCAAATACGAGGGGATATTTCGCTATCGGCACAGAATGGATTTTTATAATCGCGGCAGCCTACGGCGGTTACACATTACTTAATCAATTTTTCTTCAGTAAATCGAAAGGGAGGGATTGACATACCATATTATGATTTATGCCCTATATGCGGTAGCACACTCGACCCCGGCGAGAAATGCGACTGCAGGGAGAGGGCAACCTCGAAGGAGGTGAAGAAAACCAGTGGAGTCACAAGAGACTTCTACACTACCTACATACGAGGAGAGCTTATTAAACGAGGACTTATTTCTCGTAGCTGAAAAAAAAGCAAAAGAAAAACTCGCTCGGATAATTGAGCGAGAAGGGGATTTAAACGGCGAACGCCGTAAGCCTGAATATTTAGTTCAGCTCATTATAGAGGCAATAAAAGAGAGGGAAGCCTCTAAACACACTATAGGCCGATATTTAGAGATAAAAGAAAAGCCCACAGCCGTAGCTGTAGGACAATTCTAATTAACGTATCTCTATTGTATCACAATATTTTTTGAAATGCAATAGGAGGTTGCAATTTTTATGAACAATCAACTTGCTACAAGCCAGAGCAACGCTCTGGTAATCACTAATCAATATCCACCGGAGAAATATAACTTACTCGTTCCTATGCAGACCGTCGCCGAGATTTCGGAAATACAGAAGCCTGTTATGAATGTGGTTTACATCAGCACCAACCCGAACGACAAGGAAATCTACGAGCAGGAGAAAGCAAAAAAAGCGTGGAACGGCAATCCGGCGCAGCCCGCAAAATATGCCCTAACTAAAAAGGCGCTTGCGAAGCTAATGAGAGCTGCCGGAATCAAGGTTATTTCTTCCAAACCAGTCGTACCTTCGACCTGCCAGAAATGTGCTAACATCAACGCAGGAATCGGAAAGCCGGTACGTTGCGGCGGCTGTCCGAACAAGGACGTAAAATACGAAGTGCGTATTTCGGTACCGCAACTCACCGGCGAAAACATTGAGGTCGTAGCTCATAAGGAAATCATCGTTGACGATGTTGTAGTAGGAATGACCGATAAACAAAAAGCAGAATTTCTCAAATTTCGCAACGAAATGTGTGAGAGCAAAGCTCTCAACCGTGCTCTCCGCGAGGCTATGCAGATTAAAGGAACATATCTGCTCGAGGAATTCAGAAAGCCGTTTGTGGTAGCCTACCTCGTTCCGAACCTTGACCACGAAGCCGTCAGAGAGGAAGCGGTAAAGAACTTCTTTAGTTCCTCACGAGAATTATACGGAGGTAATAACCCGGAAGCACAGCGAACGGTATATGTTGGCGACGACCCGGACGAGCAGACGGAGTACGAGGCTCCGCAACGGCCAATCGAGAGCGGAACACAGAGGCGAGAGCTGCCGCCGACCGTCGGAGCTGAGGAGAACGGAGACTATGACCCTACAGTATGTGTGGATTGCGGAGCGAAATGCAGTAACGGCGTAGTTAAATACAGTCAGGAGACGTTCGGGACAACCTTATGTATGAACTGTCAGAGAAAGAGAGGGCAGGCTCAATGAGGATATTACATACCGCCGACTGGCATATAGGAAACTTCCCCGGGCCTGAAAAGAACGGCGAAAACCTACGATTGAATGATATATGCAAGTGCCTCAACGCGCTCGTGCAGAAAGCGGAGGAGGAACAACCGGATATCGTTATTGTCGCAGGTGACATTTTTCATCAGGCAAAAGTATGGAGCGATAGAGGACTCCGCGAGAACGGTATCGCCGTTAGATATATAAGACAGCTTTCCAAGATAGCTCCTGTTGCGATTGTACGCGGCACCCCTAATCACGACAGCGAGCAGCAGTATATTTCGCTTAAAGAAACATTCAGAAATAACGAGCAGGTGCTTATATGCGACGAGCCCGGGACGAGTGTTATAACTACGGCTACGGGAGAGGAAGCGACAATCGCCGCCCTTCCCGGCTTCGACAGAGGCTACTACCGTGCAAAACACCCCGGACTCTCAAAAGAGGAGGAGAACGAGGTATTTACCGAGGAACTTCACAATATTATTCTCGGGCTTAAAGCGCAATGCAGTTCGGAGCTACCGAGTATACTCGTAACTCACTTTACAATACCGGGTTGCAATATGGAGTCAGGTCAAACTCAATTTTTTGCACAGTTTGAACCGGTAATTTATCCCTCGACGCTCTCGGCGGCGGGCTTCACGCTTTCTTGCTTCGGACATATACATCGTCCACAGAAAATCGAGGACGCGCCGAATACCTTTTATAGCGGAGCGGTTTCTGCTCTCAATTTTAACGACGCAGGACAGGAGCGAGGCTTTTATATCCACGATATCGACGACAAGGGGAACGTAAAAAGCGTTTTCCATACTTTGCCAACAAGAGAATACAAGACCTTGTACCTAAACGACGACGATATCAAAGAGATAAACGAGAACGGACCTGAATGTTTATCTAAACGCTGTGACACAATCGGCGTAGAAGATGTTGAGAACAAAGTTGTCCGTGTACTCTACGATTGCACAGACGAAAGGAACAAGGCTTTAAACAAGGCCAGCCTCGAGCAATACCTCTATTCAATCGGAGTATTTTGGGTGCAGGAAATCACCCCTCAAAAGATTACTGTGTCGGTAAATAAAGAGGCTATGGAGGGCGATAACAGCCCGGAGGAACTGCTGAGAGCGTACTTAGAGGAAAAGACGACCTCCGCGCCCGTTGCCGATATTATCGAAACGGCGCGTCCGATTATAGCAGAGGCAATCGAGAATACAGGTAAGAGCGGCAAGACAGGCACTTTTAAGCCTATGAAGATAGCTGTAAAAAACTATCGCAATTACCGCGACGAGGAGTTTGACTATGAGGGTATACGTTTCTGCACTATCAATGGAGAAAACGGCGCGGGCAAATCGTCTCTCTTTATGGACGCTATGCTCGACGCGCTGTATGAGCAACCGCGCGAGGGCGACCTGACCGGGTGGATATGTAATGACCCCGCTGTAAGGAGCGGCTCAATTCAATTTACATTCTCGCTCGGCGACGCGGTTTACCGTGTAACGCGTACCCGCCAGAAAAGCGGTAAGGCTACGCTGAACCTGGCGGAGCTTATAGAGGGCGAATGGACCGACCGTTCAGCGGAGCGGTACAGAGAGACGCAGGCTATTGTTGAAAACACAATCGGTATGGATAGTCTCACATTTAAGGCTTGCGCGCTTATTATGCAGGACCAGTATGGACTATTCCTACAGGCCGACAAAGAGGCGAGAATGACTATTCTCGGTAATATACTCGGACTCGGTATTTACGAGAAAATGGAAGATATCGCCGCTAACAAACTCACAGAGACCAATCGCGAAATACGCTTGCTTAATGAGAAGGTAGCCGACATTAACGCTAAACTACCTGACGCTAATGTTCTCGATACGCAGATTGCGGACCGCGCCGCTAAGCTCGCAGGGTTAGAGGAGCAGGTCGAGAAAAAGACAGCTGAAATCGACAGCACTAAAGTAAGACTGAATACTAAAATCGAAGCGAAAGCAAGGGTAACTCGTTTAGCAAATAATATCTCGGCGCTTACCTTCAAAAAGCAGGGAGCGATATCTGCTATAACGTCCCAGACTCTTATTATCAACGGAGCGACCGCGACGCTCGCAGAAGAAAGCACGATAATGGAGGGCGTAAAAGAATACGAGAGGCTTCGGGAGCGTGAGAAAGACCTGGTATCCGCACGAGACCGACGCGACGAGCTTTCGGCGCAGGACGAGAAGCTGTCAAAAAAGATTACTACCTTCCAGGGAAAGCGCGATGAAATTCAAAGGAAGATAGCCTCCGCAGAATTAGAACTTTCCGATATTGACGCTTCTTTAAACGATACAGAAACCATAAAAGAGAAACACAACGAGTATCTCGTCACAAAGGATCAAGTTGAGAAAATGCAAGAAGCGTTTGAGGAATTTACCGCGCTCGAAAAGAGTAAGAGAGACGCGGAGGCGGAGCTCAATCTTCTAAGAAGCAATATTGAGTCGGAAATTTCGTCACGAGAATATGTTGTGCAGACTCTCAAGCAGAGAGTTGCACTCCTTGATGACTGCGGTTGCCCCATAGCGGATAGGGCTACCTGCAAATTCCTCGAAGACGCAATGAAAGCCAAAGAGGAACTACCCGGCAAAGAGAAGGAGTTAGGGGAGTATAGAGCCTCATCAGCGGACAAGCTCTCGGTGGCGCAGGGAGAGGTCTCTCTGGCGAAAAAAGCTTTAGCTAATAACGAATATAGCTCAACCGAAATGAACCGTTTAAAGGCAATTTTGACGGCTTTACAGCCATTTGAAGAGCGATACCACTCGCTCGGCGAACAAAAAGCTCGTAAAGAGGCTACTGTCGCGCGGATAGAGGAGCTTGATAACGAAATAGAGGGTATCTTGCAGTCTATTGAAGAAGCTGAAGCGGAACACGCTATTATTCACAAAAAGCTCGACGACGCAAAAACGGCGGCTGAGGGCTACGACCTACTCGTTGTGCAGATAAAGAAGGCGCGCGAATTTGTGGAAAAAGAAAAGGAACTCCCGGCGGCGCGCGAACGACTCGCGACTGCTACAGCTCGTTTAGAGGAGTTGAAATCCGAGGTTGCTCAGATAGAGACAGAGATAGCCGAAAAGGAAGAAGAACTCGCTCACGAGAATCAGACTGCCGACGGAGCGTCGGAATTGGAAGCCGTCGTAAGAAAAGCGGAGGCAGAAATCAGAGAGCTGCGCGAGTCTATTACAAGCACATCAATGGAGCTCGGCGCGCTTCGCAATCAGAAGAAAGCTGCTGACGAAGACCGGGCGACCGCCGAGGAGCTTATGAAAAAGACCGTTGCCCTCGGCGAAAAGGCTTCAATCTTCGACGAACTCAAAAAGGCATTTTCACAAGACGGCATACCGCATAATGTCATTCGCTCTATTATCCCGATTTTTGAGGCTACGGCGACCGGAATTCTCGGTCAGATGTCAGGCGGGCGAATGAGTGTTGAATTCGTTACCGAGAAGCACCTCAAATCAAATAACAAAAAAGAGGTAACGACGCTCGATATTATCATTAACGACGTGACAACAGGCAGACTCCCATATATGAGCAGGAGCGGCGGCGAGAGAGTTAAGTCCGCGCTATCTGTTATTCTGGCTCTCTCGGAGATTAAGAGTAGCAAGGCAGGCATACAGCTCGGCTTCCTGTTTATTGACGAGCCGCCTTTCCTCGACGCTCAAGGCGTACAGGCTTACTGCGACGCGCTCGAAGCTATTCAGAGCAGATATGCAAATTTAAAGATTATGGCAATCACGCACGACCCGACAATGAAGTCAAGATTTCCACAGTCGGTTGATGTCGTGAAAACGCCGGAGGGCAGTAAAGTAATCTATCAGTAATATACGAGCCGGGAGGGCAGCTATCCTCCCGGCAAGTAAACGGAGGCTTATTATGGCGACCATTAGAGTTGAGAAAACCAAAAATTATACGGTAATGAGTAATCATCACCTGAGAAATAAAAACCTGTCTTTGAAGACCAAAGGTCTTCTGTCTTTTATGCTGTCGTTGCCCGATGATTGGGACTATACAACTAAAGGCTTGGCAAATATATGCAAGGAAGGGGTAGACTCTATATCCACCTCGCTGAAAGAACTCGAGGCGGAGGGGTATCTTGTCCGAAAAAGAGCGCGTAACGATAAGGGTGTACTCGGCAAAATGGAGTACACAATATACGAGCGACCAATCACCGAGAAATCGGAGAAGCCTAAACCTGAGCCGAAGAAAGCCCCGCAGGAAAAGCCTGTTGAGACGGCGACAAAGGATAAAAAGGAGAAGCCGGAATATTATGCTGAATTCGTCAAAATGACAGAGGAGGAGTACAAGAAACTCATAGAGCGGTACGGCGAAGCCGTAACAGCGCGCTCCATAGAGATACTCGATAACTATAAAGGCTCAACCGGGAAAAAGTATAAGAGCGATTACAGGACGATTTTGAATTGGGTAGCAGATAGGGCTCAGCAGGAGTTGAGGGGAGGTCAATATGGAGCATATCAGCAAGATAATCGGACCGCCCCCGGAAACTTTAAGCCCTCAAAAGGATTCAAAGACTAAAAAATTTGGTCCTACCCCGGAAGAAGCAAAAGCTATGGGGCTATCCTTTAAGCGCCCTCCTCCGCCTTCCGATGTTTGTCAGTTTTGCGGGAAAGAAAACCCTCGTCACGGACTCGTAATGTTCGGGACAGTTGTAATGTGGCAACCGTTTGTATCTCGTTGTGACTGCCCGGAGGCACAGGCCTACTGGAAGAAGTACGACGAGGACCGCAAAGCAGCGGAGGCGGCCGAGAAGCAAGCGGAGGAGCGCAGGCAAAAGCAGGAGCGCATAGACCGCATACTCGGTCGTAGCGGCATAAAGAAGCGTTTTCGTAATCGGACGTTTGCCAACTTCAAGACCGACACCCCGGAGCGTCTGCGGTGCTACAAGATAGCGAAGCGGTACGCGGACACGTTCGCGGAACGCTACAACAACGGCGACGGCCTATATATCGAGGGAACGAACGGGACCGGCAAGACTCACCTCGCCGCCGCGATCGCGCTGCAGCTTATCGGTGAGGGCATACCCGTTATATGTAAAACCTCGTCCGATTTGCTGTTGGACATCAAGAAAGCCTACGACAGCAAAGAGGTGTCCGAGAGCAGAGTATTGGACGTTTACAAGACCGTTGACCTGCTGATAATCGACGATCTCGGCAAAGAGCAGTGCTCCGATTGGAGTATGTCAACGCTATACTCAATCCTCAACGACCGATACGAGGATATGAAGCCTACAATCGTTACCACGAACTACGGAGCGGAGGACCTTATAAAAGCCCTCACGCCGCGCGGCTACGACAACTCAAAAATCGTCGCGATAATCAGCAGACTAAAAGAAACATCAACAGTATTAACTATGGCGTGGGCGGACTACCGCACAACATAAGAAAGGAAGAAAATTATGGGACAGTATTTCAATGTAGCGACTATGGACAGCGACGGCAAAGTTACTTCTTATAATCGCAGAGTAAACGGCGAATACACTATGGCAAAACTGACCGAACACTCTTGGTGGTACAACGAGTTTGTCGGCACAATGACGAAAAAGCTTCATCGCAAGCCCACGCGTATCGCTTGGGTTGGAGATTACTCCGAGGGAGAAGAAATCGTCAAGGAGAATCATCTTTACGAGCTCGCGTTCAGCGAAGACGAACAGGGAGTCGAAAAGGACATTCTCCTCCTTGACGGAAAGTATCTCGTTAATCATAGCAAGAAACTGTACCTCGATTGCAACGCATACAGAGAGCGAAGCAATGAAGACGAGGATTGGTGTATGCACCCGCTCCCACTCCTCACAGCAGCCGGAAATGGCTTGGGTGGAGGAGATTACTACGGAATTAACAAAGAAGACGTCGGAAAATGGTGTTGGGATTTGATTTCCGTAGAAGACGAGCCGCCGGAGGGCTACGAGGAAGCAGAATACACATTCATCGACGCTCATTAACGGGAGGAACAATGATAGAGTTTATCGAAAAAGAGCCGCGTGAATCATACGACCGCTTCAATCAACGCGACAGCCTACTTTATCCGAACTATATGGTAAAAGACGGCAAAGAGCATTTTATGTTTAATCGCAGAGTGCCTGACGATAAATGGGCGCGACGCGGCGAGGAGGGCCGAAAGCAATTACTCATAGAGAACGGCGGGAAGTATTTCGTCTTTCACTCTGCATTTACAGATCCGTTTGAAATGCTTTTGGATATATCGCGACAACATCACCATTTTTCAAACCCGGACGACCTATACATTGGCTCGCTTGAAAAATCAGGATATTTTGATTTCCACGGCAACCGCAAAGAATTGTCGGCAGCTTATCACTACCGTATATATGACGCTGATATGGTGGCGGAGATCAAGGAGGTTGTCGATATGATTATAAGAGAGGAGTACGAGGCTGTATGTGCAAGAATTCAAAATCGAAACACAGATTAAATCCCAAAATCATTGAGATTGCTGAACGTCTCGAATGGAGCGTCAAGGAATATGATGACGGAACAGCGGAGTTCTCACAGTATTCACCCGCCGGAGAGGATTTCAGTTTTATTGTGAAAGCGGAGAATGCCGCACAGGATATATACGCATACTACAATAATTTTGACGTGGACGACCATATCAAAATGTGGATAGAAGCAAAGGATAATGGAATAGCAGGCGTGCCGTCAATTCGTCGGCTTGTAGACGACGCGGAAGCAATCTGCGAAATGCTCAAAATATTGGCAGGAGCAGTTATGTCGGGGGTGGCAGAATGAAATACACTTACCACAGAGGCTCAGAGAATAGCCAAGAATGCGTTGATTTTGACCTCAGACGCGAGAACGGAGATTACATAACAACTTGTGTAGTGAACGTGGATTTGCTTATTTGCGGCGTTTCTCAGCACCCCTGCACAAACGACGATGCATATGACCTATCCGCCGAGGAGCAGCTCGCTATATTGCGGATAATCGAACAGGAAAGAAGCAAGATTACAGATAAGCAGGGCGCAAAATCTTTGCAGGATTGGAACGACAGCGGGCTGAGGACCCTCGAAGAATATTTACGTCCCGACGACGAGGTGACGGAGGATTTCGTCGAATACTTTGTCAATATTATGCCGCCGACAACCTGCAGGAGCAACCTCGTGCAGAGTGGAGAACCGTACAGCCACGAGCGGGACGAAAACGGACACTATCGGCCGACATTCGACACCTTCTATAAGCAAGACGGCGTATGGCGGTTTGCTGGCTGGTGCTTTGCCCGCGAACGCAAAAACCGTGTCGAAAGACCGAGCAGACTCGCCGAGAAGATTGCGCTCGTTGAGGAGCGGTTAGAACGATACAGAAAGGCGGAAAACAATGGATAACAATAATCAGAGCGTCGCGCAACCCAAAGTGATACTCGACCTCTGCGGAGGAACAGGCTCTTGGAGTAAGCCATACGCGACGCGGGGG